GAGGCAGGCGAAGCAGACGGCATGGGACTACGTCAAGGATTTCGCGCTCAAGATACCGGGCACGACGGTCAACGAAGCCGAACTGAGGGCGGACTTTCCCAATCAGGGCAGGTTCCAGCTTTTCGGGGCTGACAACTACGACGCCCTGCGCGGCATCTACCTGGACGGGGTCATCCTCGACGAGTTTGGGGACATGGACCCGCGCGCATGGGTGGAGGTCATCCGTCCTGCACTGGCTGACCGTGGCGGCTGGGCTATCTTCATCGGCACGCCCAAGGGCCGGAACGAGTTCCACCGGCTCTATGAGTATGCCCAACACGCAGAAGGCTGGCAGGCGTTCATGTTCAAAGCCTCTGACACAAAGCTACTGCCCGAAAGCGAACTGAGAGACGCCCGGGCCATCATGACGGTCGATCAGTACGAGCAGGAGTTTGAGTGCTCGTTCGATGCCGCCATTCAGGGCGCCTTCTATGCCGAGGAGTTCCGCCTTGTGGATGCCGACAAGCGCATCCGCAACGTCCCATGGCAGCCCAACCAGAAAGTCTACACCGCATGGGATCTGGGCATCGATGACGCAACCGCGATCTGGTTCGTCCAGATCGCCGGCCGGGAAATCCATGTGATTGACTATCTCGAAGTCTCAGGCGAGGGCCTGGCCGCCATCGTCAAGAAACTGGACGCCAAGCCCTATTCCTACGCCAAGCACCTGCTCCCGCACGATGTGGAAGCCCGCGAGCTTGGGACAGGCGAGACACGCCGCCAGACCCTCGAAAAGCTGGGTGTCCGCTCAGATGTCATTCCGCAGCAGACGGTGGAGGACGGGATTCACGCTGTCAGGATGATCATGCCGCGCTGCTATTTCGACCGCGAGAAGACCAATCGCGGCGTGGAATGCCTGCGTCAGTACCGGCGCGAGTTCGATGAGAAGCGCAAAGTCTTCAAGGATCATCCCCATCACGACTGGACCAGCCACGCAGCCGACGCGTTCCGATACCTGGCCATGGGCCTTGATAGCCGGGCGCGCACGACGACGCCCAAGCTGGCCCTTCCCACCTTTGGCGCTGTCTGATGGCCTATAGCGACACATCCGCCCCCGATGCCGATGAGATGAAGCTGGGCGATGCCGAGCTTCTGTCCATCCTCAAGGCCGAGAAGCTCAACAGCGTCGGCTTCGAGAACGGCACGGAACTGGAGAAGAAGCGCAGGAAGGCGCTCGAATACTCAAAGGGCGAGATGAACGATGTCCCATCCCTGCCCAACCGCTCAAAGGCGGTGAGCACGGATGTGGCCGATGCGATCGAAACGGTCCTGCCCGACCTCATCGAGATATTCACGGGCGGGGAGGATGTGGCGTCCTTCGATGCGCAGGGTGAGGAGGACGAGGAAGCCGCCAAGCTTGAGATGGAATACGTCCAGTACGTGGCCTTCCGTAAGCTCAACGGCTGGCGCCTGCTCTATACGGCCATCAAGGATGCACTCCAGGTCGACACCGGCATCATCGAGACATGGTGGGCGGACGAGGAAAAGACCGACGAACAGACATTCGAGGGCATTACTGCGCCCCAGCTGATGATGCTGGAGCAGGACGGCTATGAAATCATCGAGCGGGAAAGCCTCGGCCCGGCTGTGGATGGGGTGGAGCTGTTCCGCGTCAAGGCGATGATGACTTATGACGCAGGCTGCATCAAATCGGCCAACATCGACCCGACAAACCTTTCGGTCGCTCCTGACACAATCAACATTGCCGACGCCACCTATTGCGTGGTGCGCAGCTATCCGCGTGCTCAGAGCCTGATCGATCAGGGCTTTGACCCCAAGCTGGTGGCCAAGTTGCCGGACTATCCGAACAAGGGGGACGAGCAGACCGAGCTGAGCCGGGACCTTGCCAGCGAAAGCGATGCCACGGCCGGCGGGGCGAGCAACAAGCTTCTCCGCACGGTCCAGGTGCTGAAGCATTGGGTCAGGATCGACGCCAATGAGGACGGCAAGACCGAGCTTTGGCGTATCCAGACGGATGACCAGTGCTCGATCATCCTCGACAAGCGGCAGGTAAACCGGATCGGGCTGGCCGTGGGCACGCCGTTCATCCAGACCCACCGCTTCTATGGCCAGTCGCTCGCTGACAAGCTGACGGAGATTCAAAAGATCAAGACGGCCCTTGTCCGCATGATGCTGGACTCGGGCTATTTCGCGATGAACCAGCGGGTCGAGATTGCGAAGGACCTTGCCTCGGAAGAGACCGTTGACGACGTGCTCCGCAATGAACCGGGCATGCCGATCCGGGTTCAGAAGCCGGGTGCGGTGACGGCGATCCAGGCTGGCCAGCTTGGCTTTGACGTGCAGACGGCGCTGGAATACGTCTCGACCATGGCCGAGCAGCGCTCGGGCATTGTCCGCAACGCGCAGGGGCTCAATCCCGACACGTTGCATGACACGGCCAAGGGCGCGATGGCGCTCATGTCGATGGCGCAGAAGCGGGTGAGGATGATCGCCCGCGTGCTGGCCGAAACGCTGGTCAAAGATTGGTATCTCAACATTCATGCGCTGAGCCGGACGCATAACACGCGCCGGGAGAAGATCAGGCTGCACGGGAAAGCGCCTGTGGACATCGATCCGAGCACGTTTGGCGAGCGTGCGGACATGGTGATCGAGGTCGGCGTCGGCTCTGGCGGGCGCGAGATGGAACTGATGGTGATAGAGAAGATGCTGGGCTTCCAGTCCCAGGTCATCCAGATGCAGGGCGGATTGAATGGCCCCATTGTCACTGCGCCCAATGGCTATGAGCTTCTGAAGCGGTTCACCGAGCGGGCAGGCTTCAAGTCGCCTGAACTGTTCTGGACCGATCCTGCAACAGCCCCGCCTGAACAGCCCAAGCCCGATCCGGCCATGGCCAAGGTCGAGGCGGATGCGAAGGCGAAAGAGGCCGAGCTTCAGATGACCGGCCAGATGAAGGCGCAGGAACTGGAAGTCTCGACGCAGGCCAAGCAGGCTGAACTTGCCATGAAGGCGCAGGCTGACCAGCAGAAGGCCGAGACCGAGATGCAGGCCATGCAGATGAAGCTGGCCGCTGAGCGTGAGCTTGGGATTATCCGTCTACAGCAGGAGCGCGAACTGGCCATCCTCCGCATGGCGCAGGAAAGGGAACTGGCCATCTATCAGGCCGACCTGAACCATCAGGCAGCCCTGCACGCCAATGAGAAGAAGGCCGAGGTTCAGCGTGAGGCCAAGACGTTCCGGCCGGGCGGGAGCCTTGCCGAATGAGCAATATTCAGCGCGCCGTCTTCGCCAAGGAAGCCCTTGAGGTCACGGGCGAGGCGTTCGAGACCGTGCGGGAACGGATGCTGAAGGCTGTGCTCGACGCCGACAGCGAGCCCAAGGCGTGGCAGGCATTGCTGGCCCTGCGTGGGCTGGAAGCCGCCCGGCGCCAGCTCCAGGCATTTGTTGATACCGGATCGATTGAACGCGAAGCCGCCAACCGGCGGGCAGCGGACTAACCCCGAGGAAAACCATGCCAGACGTTACAACCGCCCCTGTGGCGGATAGCGCCCCCTTGTCCATTGAACAGGCCGTCAAGCGCCATCAGGAATTGCGCGCTGCGGCCAGACAACCCGAACAACCCGCCGAGACCGAGGCCGATGCCGCGCCCGTCGAAGCCGAGCAAGAGATCGAAGCCGCCCCCCAAGCGGTTGACGACGCCGGAGAGGAGCCTTCCGAGGCCAACCTTGAGGGTGAGCAGCAGGACGAAGCCGAACCGGCCCCGCCGGCAATCGAGCCCCCTGAATTTTGGGATACCGAAGGCAAGGAACATTTCGCCAAGCTTCCTCCCTCCGCTCAACAGGCGGTTGTGGAATACGAAAAGCAGCGAACGAAAGCCGTTGCCAAGGCAATGCAGGAAGCGGCCACTGTTCGCAAGACCTCCGAAGCCAAGCTGAGGCAGCTCGACCAGGTCATAGATACGATCAGTGCGCAGGTCGCAGACGAAGCCGCGTATTTTGATCAGTGGGAAGAATGGCTGGACAGTCCACAGGCTGCACAGCTCAAGTCCGCTGACCTCAATGCGTACAATGCCGAGATCGCCCGTTATCAGGCCGAGAAGCTGGAATACACCCGCAAGCAGGACAAGCTGTCCCAAGCCGAGCGGTTGAAGTTCGAGCAGTTCGCAGCCGAACAGGCAGAGATCCTCAAGACGGTCGCACCCGAATTGGTCGACCCCAAAGAGGGCCGGCAGCGTTGGGCTGACATGACAACCCATCTGCACAAGCTCGGCGTGCCGAACGAGCAGATTCGCACCATTTCTGCGCTGGAGGCGTCTATCGCCTACAAGGCCATGCTCTGGGACAGGGCACAGGCCAAGGCGAAAGAGACGCCCAAACCCAAGCCGAAGCCCGCAGGCCCGTCCGCCTCACCGGCAGGACAAGGTCGGCAGGGCTCCCCATCAGACGCTCGTATCAAGCAGCTCAATTCCAAGCACTCGCTGACCATTGAGGAAGCGATGGAGCTGCGACGGCTCAAACGTTCATAAGGAACCCCTTACATGGCTGCCCCTACCAATGCGCTCCTGCGCGCCGCCGTCGTTGGCGAACGCGAAGACCTCGAAGACACGATCTACAGGGTGTCGCCCGAAATGACCCCTTTTACGTCCAACATCGGCAAGATGAAGATCAAGAACGTTCTGCACGAGTGGCAGATCGAAAGCCTTACCAACCCCGACGCCACCAACCAGCAACTGGAAGGCGACGACATCGGCACGCACACGGCGGCGCACCAGCCGTCCCGCATCTCGGTCTATGCCGGTATCTTCCGCAAGGACGGGGCGCTGTCCCGTACCGTGCAGGAATCGGACCGCGCGGGCAGGGCGGATGAAATGGACTACCAGAAGATGATCCGGGGCATCGAACTGCGCCGGGACATGGAAGCCCGCATGATCGGCAACTATGCCTCAAACGCGGAATCTGGCGCGACCCCGCGCCGGACAGCGGGCGCCCTGGCATGGGTCGCCACCAACGATGCGCTCGGCTCGGGCGGTTCGTCCGGCGGCTGGGCCTCGGCCGGCGTGGTCAATGCGGCCTCCAACGGCACGCAGCGCACCTTCACCGAAACGCTCCTCAAGGGCGTGCTGGTGACCGGCTTCACCAATGGCGCGAAATACAGCCAGGCGTATATGTCCGGCACGCACAAGCAGATTGCCTCGGCCTTCACGGGCATTGCGGACATCCGTGCGACTGTGTCGGGCTCGTCTCAGGCGACGATCTATGGCGCGGCCGACACCTATGTGTCCGACTTCGGCCCGATCACCTTCATCCCGCACGAATACGGGCTGACGCGCGACGCGCTCCTGATCGATCCGTCCGGCTGGGCGGTCGGCACCTATTCCGGCGTCCAGACCGTGGCGTTGGCGAAGAACGGCGACTCTGATCGCTGGATGACGGTCTGTGAAAAGGCCCTCATCTGCAAAAACGAGAAGAAGGGCGCCGTGATAAGAGATTTGACATAGGTAAACTGTGGTTGACGGCGTCCATAACGTTTGATTCAATTGAGAAATTGGAGAAAGCGTTATGGTCACTTGTCGAGTGCAGTTATGCCAATGTCAGCCCTCGAAAGAGGGTTTGTGTGAACATCACCACAAGCGTTTTTTGAAGACTGGTGCGCTGGATAACCTGCGCACCATGACCTTTGAGGAGCGCTTGTGGTCTTGGATCGATCAGCGGGGGCCAGACGAGTGCTGGCCGTGGCTCATGCGATCTAAAATTTCCGGCTATGGCAGCATCACGCTTGGGCCAAAAAAGGGAAGGGTGTTGGCGCACCGAGCGGCTTGGGAATCGAGAAACGGACCAATCCCGAAAGGTACAGGGCATCACGGCACGGTTGTTATGCACACGTGCGACAACCGGCTGTGCTGCAATCCCGCACACCTTCGACTGGGCACTCAGGCGGACAACGTCCGCGACATGCGAGAGAAGGGGCGCAATGTTGATCTGACAACCCGCAGGGGATCATATCATCCGCGCGCCAAGATAACCCCGGAGATTGTTCGGGCCATTCGCGACAGGCGAAACACTGTCAAGCAACTCAAAGAAATGTACGGCGTAACCAAATCGACCGTGGACAATGTTCGCCAAGGTCGGTGTTGGGCGCATGTGATCTAACCCCCTCCTTTTCCCCGGAGGCATTACTAGCGGGCGGCTCATCCGGGCCGCCCGTTTCCTTTCAAGGAGATACCCCATGACCGAACAGGTGCTGGAGACAGCCGAAGAGGTCGAACGCAAGGCGCAGGAGGCGCGCAAGCTCCTGCTTGCAGAGGCAGGCGCACTGGGCGTCACGGGCATTCGCAAGAATGCGTCCGACGAGTCCATCCGCATCGCCATTCAGCGCAAGCGCGATGAAATCATGCAGGCCGCAGCCATCAAGGCGGCCGAGCAGAAGATCAAAGCGACTGTCCCGGTCGATACGGTGTCTGTCCGCGTGCTCAAGGCGGGCGACAACCGTATTTCAACGGGCATTCACATTCCGGGCAAGGGCGACCTGTTCCACCCGCGCGGGACGGTGCTGGTGATGCCCAAGCCCCAGGCCGATGCGCTCGAGGCGCGTGGCTTTGTGGAGATAACAAGCGATGCAAGCAACGAATGAGGCGGTGCCGATCCCTGCGGGGTTTCGGCATCTCCTGACGACGGCTGCCGGCTGTCACTGGTTCGTGCGCTATGAGCACGACGCCAGAGGCAACATCATCGGACGCGAGTTCGCTTGCTACTCCGACGTTGCCCCTATCTTGGACAACAACGTAGCGATGCAGAACCACAACGCTGGGTGGTCCACGGACAAAGACAAATTTCTACGACGCGCCGCCTCGGTGCCGTGGGCCCTCATCCACAAATGGAAATTTGAAGAGGGCATCGACTACTTTTCGCAGGACCCTGAGATGCAAAAACGGGTCAAGCAGAAGCTTAACTCGCGTGAGTTCTACAAGCTCCGAACAGCGGATTTCAAATTATGAGTAGAGGTCCGCGAAATGCCGAAGCTTGGTTGCGCGACAGGGTCGATTACTCCGGTAGTGAATGCCTCATTTGGCCGTTCGGCAGACGAGCTAACGGCTATGGTCATTTGAGATTTGGCGGAAACCGGAAGTCTTGGTTGGCGCACAGGGTGATGTGCGAACTGGCCTATGGGCCACCGCCATTTCCGAAGGCTGTTGTCAGCCATACTTGCGGAAAGGGGGGTGATGGTTGCGTCAACCCTAAGCATCTGGAGTGGGCCACGCAGCGCGAAAACCTCGCACTAAAGACCGTCCACGGGACGCGCCAAATTGGCTCAAAAAACGGCTTTGCAAAGCTTAACGAAGAGCAGGTCAGGTCGATCAAAACCTCTGAAGAGCAGGGGGTAGAGCTGGCGCGCAAATTTGGCGTTTCGACCTGCGCCATCAGCGCAATTCGTGTTGGTCGCAATTGGAGCTGGCTCAACGTGCGGGAAGGTGTCTGATGGGCATCACCTATTCAGATCCCGATACCGATACCGATGCGGACATTGCCGACATTGCGGCGCTGACGCCTTCGACGGGCGATATGCTTTATTGGGAGGGCAGTTCCCCGCGCTATTCCACGACGGCTTCGCAGACGTTCGGGCGCAGCCTGCTCAACACGGCTGACGCGGGCGATGTGCGAACGCTCGTCCTGCCTCAGTTTTATCTCGACGACTTTTACAGCACGACGTGGGAAGCGGCTTTGAACGCTGCAAACACGGCGGCAGCGGCGGCAGGTGGCGGCATCATCTACGCCCATGGCCGCGAGGAGTATGCATTCACCGGCTATCCGTCTGCGCTCTCGGCCGGCGTCTATGTGTTCGGCATTCCGAATTATACCCGCTTCAAGATGCCCACCACGGGCGGGACACTGATCCGCTGGACAGGCGGCGCTGTTGGTTCGACCAAGACGCTTTCCGGCAACGTCTCGGCTGGTGATGAAACCATCGGAGTGACGAGCGGCAGCGACATTGCGGCGGGCGATTTCCTGCGGTTGGCCCGCACGGAGCCGTCACTTAGTCTCGGTGTGCCGACGCAGCTTTTCCGCGTCGAAGCAAAGCCGTCCGCCAACTCGATCACGGTTGCCAACCGGGCGAAGTTCGCCACGGCCACCAGCGACACCTACACGCTCGTTGAGCTGACCATGATCAACGGTGGCGGGCTCTATGGCGTCATTTTCGACGGCTCGGCCTGCACCGGAGCGACCTGCATCGGCTGCGAAGGTCAGTATCTCAACGGCGGATATTTCGACCATATCGGCGGAGAGAATATGTCGGGCAGCGATCCGACCGCGTCGAACAGCGCGGGCGTGCTGCATCTTTACGACTGCTGGGACACGCGCGGGCTCAATGATATCTGGGCCTACAAGTCCGGGGCCGGGTCCACCACGGACATCCAGTTCCGCCGCATGGGTCCGACCCAATACGGCCAGATCCATTCGGAGCAGGCGACGGGTTTCGGGCCAGGATGGTATGACTGCGCGGACCAGCAGGATATCGGTTCGATCTACTCGCTCCAGGCGGCCCAAAGGGCTGGCAAGGTGCAATGCACGAACGCCGTGATTGGTCGCATCGTTGTCGATAAGGGCGGAAACACCGGCTTTGCCTTCACCGAGGGCACGGTCGCTGATGTTGGTCTGGTTGAGTATACAGCCGCCAACGCACCCGACACCTTTTCGGTTGTCTCACTGGTTCGCGCGTCCAACGTCGTGACCATGACGTTGTCCGTCGATCCGCTGTGGGGCACCGGACGGTCGGTAGTTGTTGCCGGCGCGGTGTCTGGCGACGACATGAATGGCACTGTCACCGTCACTCGTGTCAGCTCGCTCGTTTATACCTATGCGGACACGGGCGCCAACGAGAGCGCAACTGGCACCATCACCGCGACGGCTCAAGCTCAACCGAGTTTGTGGCTCAACGACGAAAGCTGCCGGGTTACGATCCAGACCGCTCGTTTTTGGGGCGTCACCAATGCGGGTGGAGATATTTCGTCGGGGTCTACTGACACCCTGCGCATCGACGCGATGTATACGCAGAACGGCTTTACCCCGACTTTTGCGGGCACAGCCACCACGGGAAATCAGCGTCTTGTCCGTGAGCTTAACGGCATTCCGCAGACAATTGGCTTTGCAACATCGACATATTTCACGGTGCGCGACTACGCAGCATCATCTGGCCAGACTGGTTACAGCATTGTGGTTGTTGATAGCGGATCAACGCTGCGACAGGGCTATGTGAACCTCAACAGCGCTGGAAACATGCTTGTACAGGCCCCAAGCACAAAAAACCTTTACCTGTACGGCGCCAACACCTACGTCCAGAATCATCTTCTTGCAGAGACGGACGCGGCGTCAGACATCGGCGCTACGGCTGGCACCCGCTTCCGTGATCTGCACATCTCGCGCACTTTCCGCGCCGGCGGGCGCGATATCGTCGATGCGCAGGGCTACAACGTCATCAAGACCGAGACGGCTGCCAATATCGCGGCAGTTGGTAACGCCATCAACACGACGGGCAAGGCCGCTGGTCGCACGGTTTACGACACCACCAACAACCGCATCATGATCGCTTCCGGCTCTGCTGCTGCTGATCCCTGGTACATCGCAGACGGCTCCGCGTCCGTGACTCCGTCCTGAGGGTAGCGCATGACCACCACCATCACGTCCGTCAATTCCGCAGCCACAAGCCAGCTTTTGCTCGCCGCTGACGGGACACGCACGTCCGTCACGCTGGAGAACACCGACGCCAATACGCTTTATGTGGCGCTGGGCTCGGCTGCGACGACATCCATCGGCGGCTATACCTTCTCGCGCAACTACGGCGCCAGCGCGACCCTGACGCCTCCTGAAAGCTATCAGGCCATCTATGGCATCTGGAGCGCGGACGGTTCGGGTGGTGTCACCATCACGGCCATCACGGACCCCGTGCAGGACGATAACGGGGCCATCTCTACCTATGCGGAACTGAAGACCGCAATCGCTGCATGGCTGAAGCCCGGCACGACGCTGCCGGCCGAGGAGACGACATCGCGCATCCCTGAGTATGTCGCCCTGTTCGAGGCCGAGGCCAACCGGGTCTTGCGGACCCGCGACATGGAGTCGGTCGATACGGCTCTGTCCGTGACCAGCGGCTCGGCAACCATCCCCACGGGAATGCGGCAGATTACGTCGATCAAGAATGTTTC